ACCGCATACTCGCCTAGTAGGACGAGATGCTCGTATTCCCGCAGCGTTACGCGGTAATCGAGCCGGCGGGATAGGGATCGTAGGGGGATGGCGACCGGCAACCACGGGAAGCAGTACCGCCACGTGATCGCTCGGTACTGCGCCGTCGGGATCGCCCGGAGTAGACCCCATGTAGCGGACGCGCGTCTCGGATCGTGAGCCGGCCGAGGCTTAGGGGGATCCCATATCTGGGGGCTCTTCCAGTTCCCTTCGGCCGAGAACGCGCGACCCTTCCGGGCGCGATCGCGGAAGAAGTAGGCCCACTCTCGAAGCCTCTCGCGTGCTTCATCGAGGTCGACCATCGCCGTCTCCTAGCGCATCTCGCGGATGAGATGCGCGGATTATAGCGGTTGCCTGCCGGGCCGCGCCTTTCCGTACCGTGCCGCGCCTTGCCGTGCCACGCCAAGCCTGCCTTACCTCGCCATCCCTGGCCAAGCCATGCCGTCCCGTGCCACGCCTTGCCTGCCTACAGACTCCCCGCCCTTCGCCGATCGCGCTTGCGCTAGTCCTTCATCCGCTTCCGTTCGCGCTCCTCCGCCGTTAGCCCGTCCCGCGCGAACGCCTCCTCGGCGCGCCTCCGGTTGTACGCCAGAAGCGCCTCCGTGCCGCCGCTCCTGCGCTTGCGCGCCTCCTCGTCAAGGTCGTCCTCGGGACGATAGAGCGGGCGGACGAGCCGGCCGGCGCGCGGTTCGGGCGCCGGAGGGGAGAGCCAGGACGGGAGATCGGTCACGCTATAGCGCCGGGACTTCGGTCTCGGCATTGATCTCGTTCACAAGCTCTCGACCTCGATCTCGGCGCGCGCCGGGATGCCCCAGACCTTCTCGACATGCTGGCGGACGATCTGCGCGTCGTCCTCCCAGAGGACCGACGTCAACGCGTCCTCGACCGAACGGAGTAGCTTCGTCGAGTCCGGCTTCCCGATCGGCCACGGCGTCGCCTTGCCAGCCTTCGAGAGCAGGAACCCGCCCGTCCGGAAGTGCCCCTTCGGGCGCTGCCGATGAAAGACGAGCCGCAGCGCGAGCGGCCCGCGCAGGACGTCCGAGAGCCCGGCCGCGCGCTTCGCGAGGAGCCCCGCCTTCGCGACCTCCTGCCGCCATGCTCGGCCCTTCTCGGCGTCGTCGACGACGTTGATCACCGGCGCTCCGCCCTCGCGCGTGACGATCGAACCGTCCTTCCGGCGCAGCGCGAAGGCGCGCTTCGAGCCGGCCGGTTGCGGGACGCCGTAGACCGTAAACCGGATCACCAGACCGCCCACATCAGCGCCGCCGAGGCGATCGCGAGCGCCGGGACCGGGTCGCGCTTGTGCGCCGCCTGAATCACGGCGATCCCCATGAACCCGAACGCGAGGCCGAGCGCGACCTTCTGCCCGAACGTCACGACTAGATCCGCTCCGGCTTCGCCCCAGCCGAGACCGCGCGCTCCATGTCGGCGATCTTCGCCGGGCGCGGATCGCCCCACATCTCCGCCGCCAGGAACGCGCGCACCGCCGCCGCGCTCTTCGCGCGGATCAGCCTCGGCGTCGCCGTCGAGGTCTTCGACTCGACGAAGTAGAGCGTCCCGTCGTCTTGCTTCACATGCTCGTCCATCTTTCCCTCCGTCTCTGCCCGGGAGCGCCGGGCGCGCTAGATCTTCCCATCGCTACGCCGCCGACGGCCGGATCGAGAGCCTGACCTTCTCGCCGAGCAGTGTCGTCGCCAGCGCCCCGGCTTGGTCCGGCGTCGGCCGGAACTGGACCCGGAACGTCAACGCCACGCTCCCGCCCTCGCGCGGCGCGATCACGAACTTGTCGACGACCGCCTCGGCGAGGACGAGATCCCCGTCGCCGGTCATCCCCCAGTGGACCACGACCTCGCTCCCGGAGAACTCCTCGGCCCATTTCAGGGGCTCCAGGCGCGGGAAGCGGAGCGTCGTCGAGGCGCCGCCCGCGTCGAGCTTCTCCGGGTCGTAGAGAACCTCCTGGAGCGCCGGATGCAGCATCCCGAGGTCGGTCATCGGGACGTCGACCTCGAACTTCAGATCGGCCGCCTCGACCTCCTCGTCTCCGTGCTTCTCCTTCCGCGCGTTGAAGTGCGCGAGCGTGACCTCGCGCTCGTTGAACCGTAAGCCGCTCACCGTTCCTCCTCCTCCGGATGCTGCAAGAAAACACCCTGCTCGGCCGCGTACTCGCGGACCCGAGCAAGGAACTCGTCGCGCTCGTCGCGCGTCATGTCCTTCGTGCTTTTCAGCCAGGTGTACGTCTTCCCGTCGGCGAGCGTCGCCTCCTGCGGGAGCGTGAACCGGCCCTTCATCGTGAGGTCCCAGACCCGGTCCGAGTACCGCACGCCGTCGACGACGACCTGCTCCGAGAGGAGCGAGACGAGCTTCCGGTAGCGCCGCTGCCACGCGGCGAACTCCGTCCCCTCGCCCGCTTGTGTGACGTAAGCCTCGCACGGGCCGGCGATCCGCAGGCGGACCGCCAGCTCCGGGACGAGCCGTGCGATATCGTCGCGGGAGGCGATACGGTAGACCTTCGGCGTCACGCCCGCCTCCGATACGTTCGCGCCTCGCGCCACCACTCGGTCGCCTTGCACGATGGGCAGCGACGGGGCGGCTCCGCCTGCCGCGCGATCCAGCGATGGTCACAACGGCGGCAGTGCCGGCCCGGGAGCCGGACCGCCGGCGGAGGCGCGGGCTTGCGCGGCACGCGATCAGATCTTCGCGAGCTGCGTCTCGACCTCGTCGAGTTCCTTCCGGAGCTTCGCCTTGCGCTCGGACGCGGTCATCTCCGCCTCCAGCCGCGCTCGCAGTTCGCGGCGCCGCTTCTCCAGCATCTCCGACCGACGGGAGAGGATCTCCTTGCCGAGCAGGCGGAGCGCGTCCTCGATCCACTCCGGGATCGGGAGCTGGCGCGCGATGTAGCGGTCGCGCACCATCCCGCCGTAGGCTTCGAGGGCGATCGCCTCGTCGAGGTCGATCCGGTCCACGTTCAGGTTCCGAAGTTGTTGAAGCATCGTCGTCTCTCCTCTCTCTAGGCTGCCTCGCGCTCGCGCGCGTCCTTGAAGACCTCCGCCAGCGTTAGGAGCGGCGTCTCCATGATTTCGTCCGCGAGCGAGTAGCGGTTCGCCCGCATCGTCGCCGCCAAGTTCGGCAGCGAGTAGTAGTCGACCCCGCCCGTCAGGTCGAAGACGTCGAGCGCCATCCCGGCGCGCGCCATCGCGGCCGCGAGCGCCCTCGGGTCGTTCCCGTAAGCGGACGGAATGTCGCACGGGACCTGGTAGAGGTAGACCGGGACGTCCTTCCCGATCTTCTCCCGGTAGCGCGCGAGCGTCTCGACGAACATCGGCGACGTGTTCTCCGCCCCGTCAGAGACGATCGCGATTCCGTCCGCCTCGAAGCCAGCCTTCAGCGCCCAGTCGAGGCCGACTCCGATCGACGTCGCGCCGCCCGCGTTCACGAGTTTCGTCTCTCGCAGGATCGCATCGTAGTCCTTCCCCGTCACGTTGACCGGGCGCGGCGAGGTGTCGAAGAAGACCAGCCGGACCTCGCCCTCGACGAGCCGGGCGAGCGTTGCGGCAACGATCCGCGCGGACTCGATCGCGACCCTCATCGACGCCGACTTGTCCCCGAGGACAAGCCACGAGCCCTTGACGGCGATCGCGTCGAGCTGCTTCTCCTGCGCCCCCCGGAGCTGCTCCGCCATCTTCGAGTCGCCGAGCGCCTCGGCCGCGCGCGTCGTCTTGAGCGTCGCGACATTCTTGCTCGCCGCGACCTTCGCGACGCCCTCGGCGTAGGCCGCCCGGAGCGCCGGGTTCGTCTTGACCCCGAGCCGCTCCAGCGCCTTCGAGTTGTTGACCAGCTCGGCCGGGCTCATCCGGCCGATCAGCGCCATCACGACGTCCGGGTCCCTCGCCCGAGCGCCGAGCGCGCCGACCGCGACGAGGAACGGGATCCGCTTCTGGAGGATCATCCCCGCCGCCTCGACCGGGCTCATGTCCTTCAGGCGCGAGAGGACGTCCCAGACGCTCCCGGCCGGGCGCTCCCCGCCGAAGAGGATCCGGTTCGCCGTCGGCGCCGGCTTGACGTGGAAGAGCGCGTAAAGCGTCCGCATCGAGTCCCGATGCTGTAGCGCCGACCGTTCCCAGAAGATCGGTCGCTCTTCCCGGACCCGGAGGTAGCGTTCGACGAGCCGGCGGATCGCGAGCCCGCGCCCCGGCGTCTTCGCGGACTTTCCGAACCGGATCGCCCGGACGAGGTCGCGCGGCGAGAGCAGCGCGAGGTGCGCGAGCGCGTTCTCGTCGATCTCCGGCGCCACCGCCGGGGCGCCCAGCGCGAGAACCGGGAGCGCGACCTTCGCGTCCCGGATCTGCCCACGCTGCGCGTTCCACGCGATCAGGTGCGCGAAGAACTCCGGATCCTCGCGCGCCGCCCGCGCGCCGACCGGAACGTATTGCTCCAGCGCGCCGTGCGGCGAGCGCGTTAGCTCCCGGATGATCTCCTGCCGGGTAAGCCCTTGCTCCCTCTTCATTCGACGTCTCCCTCGTCTCGACCCGTGGACCGTAGGGCCGTTCGCTTTAGGTCCGCCGTTCCGCCCTGCGCGTTCCTTGCGGGGGCGCTACGGTCAAGCCGCCGCTCGTTCACGGGAGGGCGTTGCCTTCCTGCCCTACTTGGCGTCGCTACCGCCTCCGGCCTTTCCGCGCCGGAGGTCGCGGTCCTACGGAAGATCCGATCCCCGGAGTCGCCGCGCAACGTTCGTCAATCGCATGGCGTGTATGCGCCGCAGTACGGGGAATTTAGTCGCCGCCCGCCCGAGGCGCGCGGCCGTTGTCAGGTTGTTCGCGGAGTCGCTCGGCTGTTCCCCTCTCGGGGCTGCACCGGAATTGAACCGGCAACACTCGGCTTATAAGGCCGCTGCTCTACCAATTGAGCTAGCATGTATGCCGTGCAGTGCGCGAACGGGGCGGACTTTACTCCCCTTAGGGGGCGAAGTAAAGCGGAATCTACTCGGGGCTCCGAAGCCGGGCGACCTCGATCTGCCGCCGCAACTCCAGCGCGCGGATCGTCGCGGCCAGGAGGTCCAGCTCGGTGAGCTTCGTCCTCGTCCGGAAGCTCTGCCGGTAGTGAATCCCGAACGGCTGCCGGTCGTGATGCGCCTCGCAGACCGGGATCGTCAGGAAGTCGTCCGCGCGGTCCGTCATCCCTTGCCCGTCCCGGAGGTGATGGACGACCGTCCTCCCGCCGCACTCCGCCTGCCAGCCGAGGAGCCCGACGATGCAGCCGATCTCGGCGACGCGGCCCATGTGGCGCTTCTCAGGCGTCACGGGGCATCTCGCGGTGGACGCGCCGGATCCGCCGCGCGTTCCGGACGAAGGGGACGTCGGCCTTGATCCAGCGGACCGCAAGGAGCGCGTCCGGCTTCGCCTCCCACGGCGGCGCCGACGCGAGCCCGCGCGGCCGAGTCGGCTCGTCCCCGAGGAGGTAGAGCGCGGCTAGGTTGCGCGTCATCTTCTTCACGGCCGCCCCCTTAGAACCGGCGCTTCGTCGACATAGACGACCACGGTGGTCCTGCTCCGTACCCGATAGCCGCGCCGCTTCGCCTCGGCGAGGCTCATGTTGCTGTGCTCCCAGCGATCTATCGCCCCGGGGCTCGATAGTTCCTCTTCACGCTCCGCGAGCGCGCACGCGCGCCGGTTCGCTTCCCTTCGGGTATCGCACCACGCCTGACGGAGCGCCGGCTCCCCGTATCTGTACACGGTCCCGACGAGCCCGGACGGCTCGACGACGTACCAGATCCTTCGGCGCTCGGTCTTCACCCGACGCCCCTCGGCGCCACGCGCTCGCGCTTCGCGATCGCCTTCTCCGCGACCTTCGCCCGCGCGATGCAGGCCGCGCACTTCCAGCGACGAACGCCGCCCGAGCGCATCCACGCGCCGCCCTCCTGGAGCGCGTCGTGCATCCCGGAGGAGCACCATCGGAACCGCCGCGTCACTCGTCGTCCTCCCCCGGAACCCGCTCGCGTTTCGGCGCCGCGTGCCAGCCCGCCACGCCGCCCGTCTTCGACGCGATCGCCGCCGCCCGCTGCCGCGCCGGGAGTTCGCCGTCGACGCCGTACCGCGCCGCCATCGCCTGCGCGAGCACCGCCGCCTCCGACGCCCCATCGATCGCCCGCGTCGGAACGCCGCCGAGATCGACGAGCATCCCGCGCTCGACGTCCCAGAACTCGCGCCGCCACGCCGCGCTCGACTCCGCGACCTGCTCCGCGTCCGGCCCGACCCGGTGCTTGTAATGCCCCGAGCACCAGCCCGTCTTCGCCCCGCCCGGGAAGATCGCGCCCCAGTAGCGGCAGCGGCCGTGAACGAGCGACGTATAGCCGCATTGCCGCGCCTCGAACGGGTCGGCCGGCGCTTCGTTCGCGAAACCGCTTGGAGCGGGCTTATCGGTCTTCCTAGCCAAGGCTCCGCTCCGAGATACCGCTCGCCAAGAAAGTGAGGTAGAACCGGCGCTCGACGGAAAGACGCGAGAGCCACGCGTGCTGAACGACGGCCGCACCGAACGGCATATTGCAAGCCTTAGCGAGTCGCAAACGAGCTGCGCGTCTCCTATCGCGTTCAAGCCGCCAATCAACCTTAGCCACGGTCCTGCTCCCGCTTCAGCCAGTTGTTGACGAACGCCCGGACGTTGACCTTCCGCTTCGCCGGGTTCGCGATGACCCATTGCCGGATCTCCCGCAGCGTCGCCGGAACGTCGACCGCAGGGTAGGTTTCCGACCACTCGGCGACGACGGTGTCCCGGATCTCGACCTCGCCGCCGACCGCCGGTATCGAGACGATCGGTACGCCCTCCCCGAGGACCCGGTTCTTCGCGCGAATGAGGCTCGCCCGCGTGACCGGCTTCAGCGAGAAGTCCTCGCCGTTCAGGATCTCGGAGCCGCAATGAGGGCAGCGCATTTTCTAGGCTGCGAGCCCGCGTTCGCGCGCCCACGCTTCGAGTGAATCCGCGCCGCGTAATAGAGAATTGGCGCACTTCCTTATCCGGCCTACGTTCCAGGACACGTCCTCTTTGCTGAGGAGTTCCGGACGAACGTATTCCGGTTCTTCGCCTTCCTGAACTCTTCGCGGGTACATCGCTTGAAGGCCCTCGAACAGTGGATGCTGTTGCGGTTCAGGTTCGTCGGGATTTTCTGGTGCGAACCGTCTCCGCAACTCCTCTCTGGCGATCTGTTTGAACTCTAGGTGCGCCGCGTAGCGAACGATCACTGGCGAGATTTTTTCCGGGTCAGCGATCTCCATCGCGTCGTTCGCGATCCACGATGGTCGCGCGCGGTCCTGCCCGTTCCGCTCGATAGATTGTCGAATGAGTTCGCGTAATGAGTCGAGGTTCATACGATTACCTTTTCAGTCATGCGTTTCAGAAGTGCCGAGACGATCGGCGCGAGCCGGAGACAATCGACCTGCATCTGCTCGGTCATCTCCGTTAAAAGAACGATGGGGTCAGCGTCAATCAACCCCATGCGCTCGAAGTCTCGGAGCCTCCCCCAGATCCATAGTGCCTCATCGGAGACCGACGACTTCTGTTTCACGGATTCTATGATCGCCCGTGAACTCGGCATATCCTCCGCTGATAGGTGAGCCTCGAACCGCTCCTTCGGGATCTCGGCTAGTTCCTGCCATCGTTGCGCCGTGCGCTCCGGGATCTTCGCCCGATCGATCGTGCGGCGGTAGTCGGATCGACCCGCCGCGATGGCGGCTTGATCTGAACGGCGATCCCCGCCGACGTTTCGCTGCATCGCCTTCATCAGCTCGCCAGCGCGGCGCTCGGCACGGACACGAATCTCAACTGCCTTGCGCTCCGCCTCGGTGTTCATCGCGATCTTCGCCGCCGCTTCTAACGCAGCCGCCGCGTCGTGAATCTGCTTGACCTCATCGACACGATGACATTCGTTGAGGGCCACGATATAGGTTTCGTACTTAACGAGTTCAGACTTCAAGTGATCGCTTCCTTATTCTTGCAGCGGCAAGATCTCCGGCGAATGCCCCAAGCTCCCCCCTCCCCCTCACCGTCAGGCGAGAGGAAAGAGGGCGGCCTTGCACGCGGCTGAGTCCCACGGCTTTAGCCCCTGAGCGCTCCCGGCATTGCAGCCTCGCGTTCCCGGGCGGATCTCCGAGCCGGTACTAACGCCGGGGCGCGCGCGCTCGCACGCTTGCTGTAGCCCCTGTCAGCAGGGGGCGCGGTTCCAGGGTCTAGCGGGGAGGGAGGGAAGGCGCTAGAATTAGCGCCGTTCCGCCGCTGCCACGGCGAGATCATGGGGTTAACGCCCCGGCCAGAGAGCCCGCTTCGGCGGGCTTTCGGCTTTCTGCGGGGGCAATCCTAAACCCAAATCGGGCGACGCGAAAAGTTCTTTTTGCAGAGGCATCGCCAGCCGGTATTCGCCCCACCGCCTTTTCCCGTCCGTCTTGATCGTGCATTCAACGGGATAGCCCCGCTCGCGCAGCTCGGCCATGCGAGAGTGGCAGGCAAGCGAGCCGACGACCTGGAACGCGATTGCCGGGGTCACGGGCTCGCCGCGCAGGAGGATGGCGAGTAAAGCGTCCGCTTGGCTCATTCGTCCTCCTCCGTGAGGTCTCTACGGTCTTCTCCGTCGAGTTGAAGAACCATGCATTCTTCGCTGCACCAGCCCAAGCAGCGCACCGCGCTCCAGGAAAGAGGCTGCATCTCGCCCGAACAATTCCGGCACCTTACAACCTGCCATGTTTTGCATGTCGGCGTTTCCCATTGATCGCCGATCGGAACTGCGGGTTCCGCGAACAACGCCATCTGACTCATGATGCGGATGCTCGATGGTGGAGCCAGTTGAAGCCGCGCCTGACGCAATAGGATCGCGCGATGCTGATAGCGGTAAACCACATTCCGATCTGCAAGTTGACCGCGAGGCTTACGTCCAAGTCGTAGAGCGGGAAGACAGCGAGCTGACCGGCGAGCGCGACCATGTATCCGATGACCACGTTGACAACCGACTCAATCAAGCTCTGCAAGCGCGTCTGCATCTTCCGCTCCGAATTCGATTGCTTGCTGCGAATCGTCGCCCTTGCCTTCCTTAGCAGCCGCTACATTCTTTTCCGCCTGCCGGTAATAGGACGGCTTCAGCTCAACTCCGATCGCCTTGCGGCCCGCACACAAGGCCCCGTAGACCTCCGAGCCGACGCCCATGAACGGCGTCAGGACGGTCTCGCCAGGATTCGACCAGAGCACCATTACTCGGTCGATCACGTCGAGTTGAAGAGGATGGACGTGCTTCTCGTCCTCCTGATCTCGCGCCGGCTTGAATGGCAGGACGCGTCCAAGCCGAATGTCATCCCAAAAGGCCGAGGCGTACTGCCGCCAAATCCAGTGCGAGTAACGATTCTCGATCTGGTTGCCGGTCCACCCGCGGTACGGGAGAAGTTCCGCAGGCATCTTGCGCTCGCCGGCATACTCCATCAGGCCGTGCGGATGCGCGATCGGAATGGGGTTCTGCCCCTTCTTGCGAAACACCAGCAGGTAGTCCGCCGAAGCAACCGAGCACCGCGACGAGTCATCAACGATTGTCTTGTGCGCGAGGTTCTTCGCCATCGTGCGGTTGCGGACCGCAAGCGGCTCCTTCCAGATCGCGTACCGAGCGATGTAGCGCCAGCCCTCTTTCTCGTGAAGGCGGATGATGTCGCCCGGGAAGTCGATCAGGTAGTCCGTCCCGCTGTTGCCGCTCGGTACGTCCATGCAATGAACGGCCGTCATGCGGCCGGGAACCGTGAGCCGGAAGAGTTCGCGCACCACAAAGGCGTAGTGCTCGAAGAATTGCGTGTAGTCCTTGCAGTTCGACAGGTCGCGCTCGCTGGAACTGTAGTGGTACAGCCCGCCGAACGGGGGCGAGTAGATCGAAAGGTGAACCTTCTCCGCAGGAAGCGATTGCATAACTTCCACGCAATCACCGTTGTAAATGGCGAAACGGTCGGTAATCTTCTGGTCCATCACAGCCATGCCGGCACCTTCTCCCTTTCATTGAATGCGCGCCCACGTTCGACCTGCAGCGCGTTGTTCATCTCTCCGACGAGATTGGAGAACATCCGATCCGCCGCCTCTGCCTTGCGCTGCAAGTTTTTGAGGACGGACTTCTCGCCCTCGGTTGTCACGATGTCCACCTTGACCGGCCGCTTCTGACCGAAGCGCCAGCAGCGCCGCACGCCTTGGTAATACTGCTCGAACGAGTGGGAGGGAAAGAAGGTAACGTGCGCGCAGTTCTGGAAGTTGAGTCCCCATGCGCCGATCTTCGGCTTGGTCACGAGCACCCGAGTTTCGCCCCGCGCGAACGCTAGAAACTTCTCCTCTTTCGCCTCATCCGCATCATCTCCGCTGACCTGGACCGCATCCGGGATCAACTCCTCTAGCCGATCGCCTTCGTCGTTCAGGTGGCACCATACAAGGGACTGACCATCAGCCTGCGTGCCGCACAGTTCTGCGACCTTTTCGCACCGCTCCTCGATCGTCCTGCGGCGCTCCTCGCGCTGCTCCTTGAGGCCAACGGCGGGGAGAGCGAACAGCATCCCATCGGCCAGCGTAGTCGAGTGGACCTCGTATTCCTTTTCCACGAGAGGCGGGAGGATGAATCGGCCGTCGTCAAACCCCATGTCCGAGGGACGGCGCAAGGCGCGAGCCCAGGAACACACCCATCGCCAAAACTCCTGTTCCGCATGGCCTTTGAACCGCCAAAGAGATTTCCCGCCGTGGAATGCCTCGGCGCGCTCTTTGTGCTTGAACCTGAATTGATGCCCGCTCGTTGCCCCGCCTGATACGCTAATGTTGTCAACGTGGCGGAAAAACCGTTGCAGCATGTCCAAATGGCCGAGTTCGCCAAGAGCTTCGCTGCTCGTCCCGAGCTCGACGTAATCATTGGGCGCAGCGGTGGCCGTCGCCAGCAGCCGATAAGGCATCTTCCGCATGAACTCGGTGATCTCGCCGCGCCGCTTGCCATCGTAGCTCTTTAGGATTGAGGATTCGTCGCATACGCACCCGACAAATGAGGACGGGTCGTAGTAGTGCAGCCGCTCGTAATTGGTGACGACAATCTTGCCGTGATTGCGGGACGCCTCTATCCCGAACTTCTCGGCCTCCGCAACCGTCTGATGAGATACAGCCAACGGGGTGAGGATCAGAACGCGCCCGTTCGTCTTGCGGACGATGTTCTCGGCCCAAACAAGCTGCATCGGTGTCTTACCGAGCCCGCAGTCCGCGAAGATGGCCGCCTTGCCTTTGCGGACTGCCCATTCAACGATCGCCTTTTGGAAGTCGAATAGGAACTCCGGCAGAAACACGGGCTCGAAACCGTCGAACGTCCCGAGCTGAGTTTTGCGCTCCAAGAACTCGCCATAGGGTACCGCGCTAGTCATAGAGATCCGGCCGGAGCCGCTTCTTCGCGATCCCCGTCATCTCGGCGACCGCACGGACGTGATTCTCGGGGACGCGCCGCCACTGGTAGACCGCGACGCGGTGGATCCCAAGCCGCTCGGCTAGGGCGCGAACGCCGCCGGCGCGCTCGAAGACGAGGGCGAGGACGGCGTCCTTCGGAGTTTCGGAGGATCTCGGCATAGGGGCGCACGTTACCCGAGAACCGGGGCCGTGTAAACCCGGGGCTTAAACCCTTGATTTCCTGGGCGTAAAATAGGGGTTTACAAGCGCCACTTTTTCTGGCCTAATACGCCTGCGGTCGACGTGATCGCTTCGGAACGGAGAGCCGAAAATGCTCAAGATCACCTTCTACGTCTTCTCGAAAGTTCTCGGGAAGGAGTTCCGTAACGTCGAGCTTCATCGCTCGATCGACGACGCGCGTCTTCGCGCGCTCGCTCTCGGATGGACGATCGAGAAGATCGAGGCCGCCTAGATCGTGCCCTCCCGTCGGCTTCGCGAGAGGCCGACGGAGGGGCCGGCGATCCCGCCGCCCGCAACCAGACAAGGAACGGAGAACCCTATGTCGCAT